GAGAACTTGTTCTTGAACGGCCGGTCCTCGTAGCGGTCACCGGAGACCGACATGCGCCGGTAGTGATACCCGCCCTGAAAACCCTTGATCAGCTGCACGCAGGCAGGATCGAGGACAAGGCCGGGCGAGCCATCAACCATGCGCGTCAGGCACTGGTTTACCGAATCCAGGCGCAGCGCAACATCGTTGGAAGGGGCAGGACGAGCCTGCAGACCGACAGCGCGCAAGATCTGAAAAGGTGTGGTTTCATCGGTTTGCGCACGCATGTCGCCAGCAGGGTCGCCATGTACGAATACGTTACAGGTGGGAAACGTGGTCGCGATTTCATGCCGCAAAAGCTCGGCAAATCGCACGGTTCCCATATCTGTTGCCACCAGCTCACGCACCACCGCCCACCGGCCACGGGGCAGCTGCACGCAGAAAGTGGCGGCAGGCGTCAGGCCAAAGTCCAGCCCGACATGGACATCGGCATTTTCCGGAATGGCAATCGGCTCTTTGGAGATATGAACCTTGTCGTTGAACTGGTTATAGACAGGCTTGCCTTCCTCGATCATGCCAAGCCGGTTCATCACATAGACATCGATCCATGACCGGCTCTTGCCGCGAATGATGTTCGAGTAATAGTTCGGCTGAAGGTTCTGGACGTTCTCCGCGTCTGTGTTGCGCTCGTAATCCGTGACATTGCCTTCCTCGTCGCGGATCTCGTTCATGCCGGACGGCTGGGTGTAGAACTCCCAGTTGTCGGGCTTGACCATCATCAGGGCCTCTTCGGACGAGATATAGTCCGGCACGGGCGCATCGCCTGCCATGACGGGCCACCAGTGATCCTCTTCCGGTGCGTTGGTATCGGCAATCACGCCATACCAGGTGGGCCCGCCATCCCGCATCGAGGGAAAGCGGCCAACACGCATCGTGCAGGCATCGACAATCGACTTGGGCACCTCACGGGCCTCGTTGATAAACACGCCTGTCAGCTCGAGCGACAGCAGCTTTCGCACATCCTCGGGCCGGTCAAGGGCCAGGAAAATAACCTCTGCCTCGATGTCGCCACGTTTCAGGACATGGGTGTAGGGCACAGACCAGTTAAATTTTCCCCAGACACTTTCGGGAAACCAGTCCAGCCAGGTCTTGATAGTGGTCGTGCGCAGCTGCGGGTTGGTATTTCGTATGACAGCCCAGCGGCTGCGTCGCAGGCCTTCCTTGTTGGGCTCCTGCAGCATGGCCCGGCGCATGATCTCGATACAGCAGGACACAGACTTGCCAGACCCGACCGGGCCACGGATACCCCGGAAGAAGGTTTGCGAGCGCATAAATTTTTTTAGAACATCGCCGTCAGGCTTGTACTCAAGGGTAGGCATCTACCACTTTTCTCTGTTAGCCCAGTACGCCGCAGACATCTTGCCCCGGGCGATATTCTTGCGGTGCCTGGCCTTAAAGCTGGCGCGTTTCCGCTTCATCTTCTCGGACTCCCCGGCTTTCGGCTTACCAGCAGTCTTCGCACCCTGCTCGCCAAAGCGGATGGTCTTGATCCGATCGCCCACCTTGGCGACCACAACATGTGATTTTTTTGGATGGTTGGGCGTGCGCTTGGGCTTATTGAAACCAGATACTCCAGCGCGAGCGAGGCGAGGGTCTTTCCTGGTAGCCATCAGTGGACATAGCCCCCGTCGACACCCGTACGGATCAGACTGGCGGCAACTTCCGGCCCAAAACTCTCGATAATCCGATCCGCCTCATGATCGGTGACCAGCTCCATCGGGTGGTAGCGCATGTGGACCTTGCGGACGATCTCTCGTAGTCGACGCAAGTCCTGCACCGACAGCTCGCCAACAAAATTCCATACACCAATCCCTGCAGAGTCTTCTGCCTCCACCAAACTAGCCCTTCTTGCGGCTGTAACGCTTGCCAGAAGGCTTTACACGCTTCCGATACATCGAACTGCCCGACGAACGCACAGCAGTATTCCTCGAGCGCCTGTAGGCCATCAGCCTACTTCGAGCTCTTGTACCAGGGAGCGTTGCGGATCATGTCCGCATCATTCTTGAAAAGATCCGTTGTCTTGTCAGACGAACGGACAACCTGACCCCGTAGATCGGGGGCAGGATTACTATAAGCGCCAGCACCCTTTGGGGCGGCCTTATTATACGAACCGGTTCCGTAAGGCATGGGTCGTTTCTCCAGCTTTCAAACCCTCAAAATAAAAAATATATTCAGAAGGTTTGGGAGAAACCGAAACGCACATTGAACCCTGAACGAGAAAAATGCCGGGAGAAGACCTCATCGTTCTCAGTCCTGCGGACTTTTTGGGCCCCCCCTCGCCCTGAACGGGCTCGCGGGTAGACCCTAAAAAGACCTTGGACTTCCTGATCCCTTTCGCCTCAAGGCTCATGGGATCACTCACTTCCCTCTCGCTTACCCCAGAAGGGGTTCGCTCTAGGGACTAACAACCCAATCTAGTTAAGGTCTATCTTGACCTGTATATCTCCAAGCACTTCGGTCCGGTTACGATCCGGGGGCTTGAACCCAGTACGATCCAGTATGTCCTTCGAGGCTTCGAGCTGCACGTACTCTGATCGGGCTTCAGTAGCTAGACTGACCATCCTCGCCGCGGCTCTTGCTGCATTGGTTCCCAGATGCTCAGAGACTGCTTTAAGCATATAGGCCTGAACGTGTGGTAACTTCAGGGTTTTCTGGGCAGCCACCCGACCACCTTCACTATCCTTATACCCGGCCTCTACACTCGCCTCTTTCACAGTGCATCCTGTCGCTACAAGGGTATCGACGAGACCCATCTGCTTCTCCGTCAACTCGCGACTTGGTGTCGCTCGTCCCACCGCACTCTGAATCGCTTTCGACATATCGATCTCCTACGAGAATCTAGTAGTCCCACGATTCATCGTTTGTCAACGCACAGTGCAACATACTGATCTCGTTACCGTTTAACCGTTCCTCCGCGAGTTCTGCCGTCGTCTCGGTGCTCTTCCTTCTGCGCTCAGTCAGGCCTTCGACAACATCGATAAGACCCAGATCAAAGGTTCATGCTGCCCTCCTTGTAGCTGAACGTCGCTTCTTCGCATCGTCCTCGTCCCGATCAAGCAGAAAATCCCAACCAGCCTGCAGATTCCATACCTGACCTAGCTCGTTGCCTTCTGTGACGAGTCGATTCCTGCACCCTGATTTTCCACTTGATCGCTCCTCTGGCCGCTGCTCGTGCGCCTTATCAGCAACAAGGAGTTCATCATGCACGATCTTTTTTCTCTTATCGATGTCCTCGAAGACGACTTCGACGAGATCGACGAGCACCTTATCGACCGCATCACTCTTGGCATCACAGAGCGTTACGGCTGGCTAGACCACGATGATTACCTAGCCCTTTGCGTCGAGGCCCTCTGATGTGGTGGCTCACCTTCAACCTTCTCAGTGCGTTCCTCGCACTCACCATCGCGACTGCAATCTTCATCCTTCTCGACATCAACCGGAGGTCCAAATGACCGTACTTTCCATCTCTGATTCCGTTGAGCACGCTTCGACTCAGGCCGATATGCCTGAGATTAACTCGGCTGATATGGAAAGGGGCGTCCATCTTCTGCTGGACAGCTTTTCCTCATACATCGGCTACAGCGAATGGGAGAAGACTTCTATCCACTACCTGTTCTCTGGCTTCATCGGTTGCATCGACCGCAAGGTAGACAAGATCGAAGACGAGCTGCTTCCTAAGAAAGCCGCATATCTTGCTGATCTGGCACGCGCCAACAACGGCACGGAAATCGACATGGCCAAGTTCGACGACGTTGCCAAACAGGCAAGCATCCTCGAACGCACCGCCGTCGACTTCGCACGCCTTTCCATCCAGCTCAAAGCTTCTCTCGAAGAACGTACCGGCTTGCCTTACAAGCCTTACACGCCGGCAATCGACTCCTCCAACGCAGTCACCGAGTACAACGAGGAGCAAGTAGAGGCCGTCATGGGCCGCTTCTCCAAGTATCTGCCAACCTCCTAACCTCCCCAGAGGGCCTCGGCTTAGGTCGGGGTCCTCCCCCTTTTTGCTCATGCTTACTCCCGCCTCCGCCCCTCGCCCCTTCGGGGCTCGGGGCTCCGGCGCTCACTTCTCACCCGCATGTGTTCAGGAGACAATCGTGACCGACTCTCGCAAAGACAAACTCCACGAATTCATCGACAAAACCGATCCCATCATCGATCAGGTCGACGACTACGCCACCACCACCTTCGGCTGGTTCAAGCCTGTCTTGTACGTTGCAGCTGCTGCACTGGTCCTTAAGTTCATCCTCAACTGACCACGGGGGCGGCGAGCGCAGCGAGCCGTCTCCTGTCCCGACAGGATGTCCACCCGCAAGTGTCTACCCATAAGGAGTCCACCCGCATGGCGATGCTGTGTCCTGACTGCAATCAGCTCAAACACCCTGGCACTGAATGCCAGTTGTATGAGGAAGTGCCCGCGACCAAGTTCGTCGAGATTCTCCGGTACTTTGAAAACCTGCATGTCTGCGCGGCATGTGGCTCAACCGAATGGCGCGCAAACCTCTTTTACGTGAACCGCGAGGACGAATGGCATCAAGACGAGCCCGCGTTCTGGTGCGGTGACTGTGACGCATCCGTCGACATCACACCCCTGAAGGAGTAGCCCATGCTTGGCCGCACAAAAGCAGCACGCACACTAGGTGCGTTTCTCCTCTACTACCTGATGATTATGATCGCCTCCCTCTGGGGGGCGTTGTTGTTAGGGATCAACCCCACGCTCGTTCTCAGCGTGATCTCAGCACCCTACTGGATCTGCGCAATCCTGATCACCATCCAGCTCACCAAGAGGATTGGCTGATGACGACCGCTATCGAATCTATCCAACAGAATTTTCCTTTCGATGAAATACGCAATGCAACTGGCGATTACTTCGCATCAGTCACAGAAGCAATGAAAGCAGGCTATCAGGAGTCACAGATATGGTCTGTCGCGATTGCTGACGGGGAAGGACCAAACGGTGAGGATGCCTATACGTATGGCCCGTCATTCCACTACGTAAACGTCATGGGATATATCGCCACCAAAGAACACCATGACGACGAAACCTACTACGAGGAATTGCTCGATCATGAAGCGTAAGTACCAGGCAGCATTCAATGCAGCTGCCAGCGCATCACCCGAAGTGCGTGCGCTAGGCTACCAGCGTTGGGTCAGAATCCTGCGGACGTGGATCGAGATCCCGAATGACCTTGATAGCAACCCCAACGATCGGAGCATCTTCGATGGACTTGGGGATGTACCGGTCGAGCGTTGACTTGGGCAGCAGCCACGGCGGCTGGTAAATCAGAGCCGACAGCTCACCGTCATAGCGAGCAACGACAATATCACCCGTCTGCGGCGGCTGGATGTGCACCGGGCGCACAACCACAATATCATCGCGCACAACAGCACCAGCGTTCAAACTGTCGCTATTGATCTGCACGGCAACTTCCTGCCGGTTCTCGGTTAGATTGACTGCAACTGATTTTACCATCCGTTGCATTATTGCAGCCCAATCGCTACCTGTCAAAGCAGGCAGTGGAACATCTTTTAAATCATCAATCGTTCCGTATGGGATTTCTAACATCGAGACACGCTCAGAAGGCGAAGTCATAGCCATCTCCGGGCCATAGCCCGCTACCCTGGCAAGCTTGGCGATCGTCGTGCTCGAGGGCACATGCACGATTTTGCTACCTTCTGCCATTGCTTTCAGAAAACGCGTGATGTTTGTGGGCGAAGTTGATGCTTGCCGCGACCATTCGCTAGCCGACCAGCCTTGCTCACCCATAACGCCGTGCATCCACTTTGCTATATGAGCTGCGTAGCCCTCTGCCGGGTTATTTTTCATCGGCCTGTCCGACAGTTAATATGTCGCTAAAAATACTCTCCATATCAGCCATCGACATATGGTCTTGAGCGGCCTCGTCGTGCTGCTTGATTAACTCGCGACCCATATCAGAATCGAACACAAGTGCGGATTTCATCATCGTCTGCACCATCGAAGTCCTTACGAATGCAAGCGACGGCTTGCTTC